GTGTTCAGTGTAACCTGAATGTTGAGATACGTAGCAGAGTTCAGATTGAGTGAAGAGAAGATTCTTCCTGTCTGATCAATGTTGATGTTCTGAACCTGCAATGAACCGTTCGCCAGTGTCAAGTATAAACTAGACCACAGTGTACGCTGTCCGGTTGAACCGATTGCATCTGCAATGTTTTTCGGTAGTGTCGCGATTGTTGTATTCGCCGCAATTGTACTACCCTGAGAAAGACCAATCTGTCCGCTAATATTCAACAGACCTGATAATGGATTGTATGAACAGTCCCATGAACCTGAGCTGTAGTTTGGGAGTCCTGTGTTGTGAATGTTAGTTCCCTGAATCCACTGGTTACGTGAATTAATGTCTGTAATGTTCTGCTCATTCTGTGACGCTTTGCTCAGAGCTGAACTTGCTGTGTTACTGGCGTTCTGAATAGAAGCGTCCTGCTGTGCGTTTTTCGTTTTTAAAGCAGCAATGTCTTCACTATTAGCTGTCACAGACCGGTTAACATTTGCGACATCACTTGACGCTTTTTCTGCTACAGATTCAGCTGAACCGGCTGCGGATGCAGCGTTGGACGCAGCATCCGCATTCGCTTTCATCTGCGCATCAATTTTAGACATATCGCTGTTATAGTCACCCAGGTAAGTTGGTTTGTCTGTTCCAATATACTGTGATAATTTGTAGTTGCTTGTTTTGTTTGTGCTTGCCATAATAAATCTCTCCTTACATCATTATATTTTTTGCTGTTTTGTCAAATTCATACGCTGTCATGTTGTAATCTGCAAATGAATTACAAGTCAATCTTGTTAATCCGTCAAACTCACTCACTGTGATCGGATTGTTGGCGTGTAGTTCTGCTAACTGATAAATAACATCTTGATAGAACACGTATTCTCCTGTGAACGGTGAAAACATATATAACTGACTTGGCGGAACTAATTTACAACCGGCGTATAAATCAAAATCATGTGCCGTCATGTTGAGTGATTCAAACTCGTTACAAGTTAATCCTAATCCGTCAAATTCATCACAAGTTATTCCGCAATATCTTGCTGAGTCATAAATATCCCCAAGTATTTTACATATGCTGTCATATTTTCCTGTGACCGGGTTATAGCATTGAATATTTTCACAAGCGTACTTGTCTATATAATCAATTAACCTGTCAACCTCTTGGTTGATGTAGGAATATACCTCTGCGTTTAACCGATACACTGTTTTTGTCAACTCAGTCAAAGAATTTGAAACATCAAGTATTTTCTCGTTTATAGACTTCTCAAGTGTTGTTATCTTTTCATTGTAATCTGATTGTACATCAGTGATCTTTCCGTCGACATAACCTTTAAAATCAGCAACTTGTTCATTCACATAGTTTTCAAGATCTTGTATTTCAGTTTCAAGCGTTGTTTTTAAATGTGCAACCTGTTCGTCTGTGTATTTTTTATACGAATCTGTGAACCCATTAATAGCATTGATACACTCATTTAACTTTTTTTCAAAATAACACAGTACCTCATAGTATGACTGTTTGTCATTATAAACCGACGGTAGATTACAACAACTTAATTTGATTAATGGTGTTATTTCCATTGATTATCACCTCACTTTTTACCACACCTGCATAAATAGTTTCCTGCAACGTTTCAATAGTATTGTATTGATTAAATACGCACCCTCAGAAATTGCACTGAAATATTTATCACTGTTGCGTGTGTCTGTTACGTTTTCAGACAGTGTGCGTTTTGTGTTGCCTACCCTGTTGCTGTCAGTTTGTCCAGTGGAATTAGATGTTGAGTTTGTGTTGTTGTTTGTGGTTGCTTCACCTCTATCCATTTCAGATGCATAATCATTGGTGCTAATTGTAACCTGTGGGTTGTCTGAGTGAATAGACTGTGAGTTTTGCTTTTGGTTTGAAACGTCTGTAGACACTATGCCTTGTTTTGCGTCTGTGTTGCTTGTTTCTGTGTCGTTTATGTTTTCATTGTTATTCACTCTCCTTTCGCCTGCAACGTTAGGCATATCACCAAGTAAGGAATATTTTTGTCTCATTTCTTCCACATTTTCATACATCAACCCTTTAAAAAATTGCTTATGCATCCCTAATGTTTCTTGTCCTATTTCATTGTTGAGGTATCTTGTCAAGTATGCTGTCATGAACTCAGATTTTCCGTCACCTGTTTCGTTATACCAAGGAAATGAGAAGTCGAAAAAGACGTTTACGCCCTGCTCAACCAGTTCATCCGGTGTTAGGTTTTCAGAGTTTGGGACAATGTTTTGGAGTATATTATATATGGTTGTGGTATACTTACTCAATGTTTTCACCCTTTCCGTTAATGTTTGGCATGAACTGTTTCGGTGCGTTCAGTGGCGTTGGTAGGTTCGACCTAAACTCTACTTTTGCTTTCCAATTAAACAAGTTGTTGCAAGCGTCAATCGCACGTTCTCTCAGTGCGAGAGCCAGATTGCGATTCCCCTCTGTGTGTCCGTTGTTTCCGGCAACTTCATCAGATATCAGTCTTTCTCTTTTTTCTGACGGATTCGATTCATAACCAAGATCGGTCAACACACGCGCCCACAGTATGGATAGTTCATCTTCCAATTTGTCAACAACAAACGGCGCGCCTAACGATATAGCCTGTAAATTTTTGATGTTGATTGTATCACTAATTTTAATGATTGGAATATAGTTTGAGTATTCGTCACCAAGTACTTGATAACTCAACTTTTCATCATCTGAGGATGCAATCGCAATCGGAGTACGTTGACTAAACATATTAATGTCACGTGTTCTCCATACATTCGCCATAGTCTTAGCATACATACAAGCGGTGTAATAATACGGAAATGCGGTCGCCGAGTCCCACATAATTACGGAGTTTTCTTTTCCATATTCTTTCATGTAACCGTTATTTGCATACGCCCACCTGTCCTGTGGAACATTGTATATATCATACATTCCTGACAAGTTCACTTTCATGAACGCGAAAGCATCTGCAATATCATCATAAATAAATGAACCTAGTCCATGAAAAAACATGACGCGCTCGATATAGAATGGCTCAATCGACTCAGGCAACCCTGTGTATTTGAATCTATTCACAAACAAGTTCATGATAGAATTAAAAAAGTAGAACTCAGTGACATCTTTTTCATTGCATGATTGATTTATATTCTTCTCGTATACCCGGTAGGGATTTTTCACTGTACCCAAAATATCACCTCATTTCTAATTGTTTGGTAGTGAATAGTTTCCGATATCATCTGTGTGCCATAGTGTGACACCTCGATTGAAAATAGCTCTGATCTGTTGTAACTGCGCTAGGTCGACTGCGCCAGTAAAACCGCATCCGGCAGTTTTGACGTAATTCCATGTTGAACGACTGTGTATGTTTGGCGTTGTAACCTTGTTTATCGGGTATCCGTATACGTCAAAGAACGAATCAATCACCCTCGCGAATTCTTCTTGGCACGACATCACGTAAAAACTGAATCCAGTTAGCGAACACGCAACATTTACATTTTCAGAAAGTGCTTTCCCATGAACAGATGCCGGAACAACAGCTTTATCTCTCAGCTGTGCCAATAATGACATTGTTCCTTGTATTGCACTGGCAGAACCTGACGCAACTTGAGAACCACCAACAGCACCACCTGTGGCTACAGCTGTCACAGCACCAACAGGTGCTTGCAACGAATCAGCCACAATAGAGGTAGCTTGTACAGCCAGTGCGCCCTTATTCTGTGCAATCCACGCTTTAAACGTGTCAGACTGGAAAGCGCATTGAGGAAAGCCTGATATTACTAACGATTCAGAGTACAAACGGCTCACACCCTTATAATTTGACGGTGACACTAACACTTGTGGTAAGGTACACATTGCACCCACTATTTCAAAGTCAATACTGTGATCGTCGTTGTTTGATAGTTCAAACCTATAAATATTTGCCTGACCCTCGTTGTTATCGACCATGGCGTAACAAAACGGGTAACTATATAGTTTGTTGTTTCGTGGAACATAGCCATCAAAAATATCATCTTTGTTTAGCGGTAACTTAAACTCTGTGCGGTTTGAATCGTCACCCTTTATCGCGTTAATACATATTTGAGGAGCCATGAATATAGCAAGGATATCGTCTACAATACCCTCTTCCGTGTATTGATTAATTAATTGATTTACTGTGTCCACGTCTTTTACGTTGTAGTGTCCCAACGATCCTGTTCGATAGATTCCATTAACCACTGCCCCATCAAAGGGTTCGCCTGTTGTACCCTCTGACACATAGACACAGATGTCCATGTTGTATAGTGGGTATAGATATGAGTTCGCCACAACTGATTCTCCTGTTTCAAGGTTCACAGGTATCTGATTTGCGCCTATTCTGTCCTGACTTTTTGGTATGTGTTGGTATTCAATGAAACATGGCTTCACTTGCAATTTATACCAATTACATTGGAACACGTCCATTTCAAATATGATTCTCGTTGTACGTTCTGATCTCCACTCTATCGAGGTGATGAAACAGAACACCCATTCATCATGTAACCCATAGTTGTTGAATGCTAAGTAATTAAGATCAAGCGCAGACATTTCAGTGAATGGAACTTTCACGTCAAGTGACCCAACTCTGATCGGTGACATTTCATCCAACCCACTGGAGGGTATAACCCTCCATTTTTCTAGGTGATTCAGCAAGTCCTGTGTTGAGTTATATAATCTAACGTGATTATAGGAATTATCCCATGGAACACCTCGATATAGTCTTAACTGTGTTTGTGGTGCGCGTGGCACCACATTCGACTGTGACGGCATTGGTATCATACTAATACACCTCCATTAAGTCTATACAGATTTTGTGAAGTTTACGGTTGTTTTTATAGTTTCATCCGGTCTGTAAACAATTTCCACTGTAAGAGTTGATGCTGTTTCATCTGAACCGATGTACAACTGATCTGTTCCCGGTAGAATATATGTGTCTTTGGACGTTGCACCTGTTACGCTATAAGTCAAAAGCTTTTGATGATATGTACCTGTTCCACCTTTTACGGTTGCCGGGATTGAAACAGCTGTACCCGGTTTGTATGTTCCACCTGTCGCAGAAATGGTTAATGTCTCTGTGGCTACTGTATCTGTAGTAAATACTCTGATCGGGTAGAACGGTGAAGCGCTAATCATTTCCACCATAGTGTAGAAATAATTCCATGCAAGTACATTTGCAAGTCGCTGATCGCTCATTTCACGGAACTGATCTCTTACATTGAAAAATCTAATGTCCATTAAAACACCCTGAATCGCTGAGTTCGCGAACTTGTCAACAATTACGGTTCTAACATCCGTCTGCGCCTTGTCAAGGTGGAACGCGTAAGCCAGTGCGTCAACACTAATCTGAGCGTTAATTTTCGGTGTAGTGATGAAAATGAGGTTATAAGGTTCTGATGTAGAAGTTGCACCTGCAATGTTGTTCGCCGGATTCGGGAACTTAAATTCGTCTACCGCAGATTTTACCTCTGCGAGCATTTTTTTCGCGGATGCTTCATCAACAGTCACAGCCGGTAAAACCTGCTGTTCGTAACCAGTATCAACCATACCTTTCATAGCGTTGTATTCATCCCAGTTAGCACCACTCACAGCGGACTGCATTTTCATACCCATCAAGTCGCGGATGCCGTACTCCTGCAAAAAGGCTGATCGTAAATTGTCAAATGTAACAGTAACAGGGTACTGCATATTCAAATTGACCTTGTGAAATACAGTCATGATGTAAGACTGATACTGCTGAAATGCTGCTTCGTATGATTCACGAGGGTCATATAGTTTACCTTTGCACATGTTAACAAATGTCTCTTCGTGTGTCATACCATAGCGCATAGGGTCTTTTTTATACATTGCCAGTGGGTTTCTCCATGCTGTAGAGTCCACAGTCTGTAAACCGATTCTCTCAAGTAGGGATGGTATAATCTGATTCTTACCCTGTGAGTAAGACATCATTGTTGTAAAAATCTCAGATAGATTGGTTAATGTTGCTTCGGGCAGTCTGTTTTCTAGCTCATACTCTGAGCGCATTGCATTTAATATTGCCACGTTACTTGCTTTTGTTGACATAATAGTTATCTCCTTTCCTTACTCTGTTTCTGCGGAAAAGTCAAGGTCTTCCAGTCTTGTTACCGGTTCAGGTGTGATAGGCTCTTCAATCGGTTTTTCCAATGCACCGCTATTCTGTGTCATAATTACCTCTTTGAACCGTGTCTTGTACTTTTCCGCAAGATCATCATATTTTGCTTTCCAAGTGGTTTCGTCTTCCGTAGGCGTTCTTAAAGCTGTGAGAGCTTCGTCAAAGTCCTCAACATTTTCAAGAGCGTCAATAATCTGTGTCAATGCTTCTTCTCTTGTCATAGTCTGTAAGCTCCTTTCCATATTGTCATACTGTATAGCCACAATTTCGATTTCTTTTTCTTTTTTTCATGTGGGTTGTTTGGGTTAAAATTTTTTAAGTATTCGTACCACTTCCGTGCGTTCTTTCGCCTGTCTTCCTCTACCTCTACCCCGGCACGTTCGAAATTTTTTAGAAATGCACTTGCGAGATACTCAGGTTCATCTGTAGCTTTTTTAAATTCCTGCCACGACATTTTATATTGTGCGGTTGCAATCCACTGACCTGACGATTCTGTCTCACTATCCAACCATAAGCACTGACCGTCACCGTCATCAATCTCGAACCCCTGACTCTTCGCCCAGTTTGTGTAATTGGTTGCCGGTGTCCACTGAGCAAGTCCGAACCCTAGACTGTAATTTCCCTGATCTAAGTTTTGCCATAATCCGGGATTGATATTAGATTCTCGTTCAAAGTTACCTAACATTCCGGCGACAGCGTTCAGTGTAAAACCGTAACCCCACATGATAGAATAAAACACATAAGCATTGTTTTGCATTTCTTCCTCTGTGAGATATTCGTTTTTGCTAATCCATACAAGTTTTGTAGGTGTTCCTAACCTATATAAGTCTGTATAATAATCAGTTTGTGTCACAAAGCTGTTGATGGAAACCTGTTGTGCAAGCGGTACGTTCGCTGTGTGCGCGCCCATTGTGATTCCACCGCTTTCAGCCGGTTCATAGCACATTTCTGTGTGTTGGCGTGATGCATTACGAACAACTAGAATGTCGCCGGCTTGCCACGGTACTTCGTTCGTTTTAAAGTGTTGCGCCCCAACATCTAGCAAATACTGTCCCATGGTGTAAGTGGTGAACCAAGGGTTCGTTTCGAAATAACCGGCTTGTGTTAATGCCTGTGATATCAAAGATGAACAATCATAATACGTGATGCCGTTTACATTCTGACCACGCCGGTATTTCTGAGAATATCCAATGTTGGGTGCGTTGCACGCGTTAATCATCCATGTATATGCTGTGTTAATTGATGGCATATCACCACAACCTTATACTTTGACCCGGATAAATTCGGTTTGGGTTCTTTATTCCATTCAGTTTAGCAAGTGTCTGATAACTCGTGCCATACTGTGAAGCAATACGTGACAATGTATCACCTGATCGCACTGTGTAATACCGTGAACCGCTCGCTGTTGAACCTGATGCAATTGTCAATACCTGACCCGGATAGATGGTGTACGGCGAATGAATTCCGTTTCTATTTGCGATATCAATCCACGAAACGTCTAGTCTTGTTCCAATGGAAGATAAACAATCACCACTTTTTACTGTGTACGTTGTTGCGGTTTCCACTTTCGTGTTCGATGGATACGAGCCGGAAATTGTAAGCACCTGTCCCGGATAAATTAAATTAGGGTTACTGATTCCATTCAAGTCAGCGAGATAACGATAGGTTGTGTTGTATCGTTTTGCAATACCTGACAATGTATCACCTGACTGTACGGTATAATAGATCACACGATCTTCTGTGTGGTGGTTTGGTTCAGCCGGTTTATAATCCCCTGAACTTGTGTATCCTGATAAAGCGTCCCAGTCTGTAACATCACCGTAAAAGATGTCTAGATCAAGATTGCCTGACCACCCATTCAGCCGACCCGAAGACGTGTATTGGTATAACGCTATATTATCAGAGAACGCGCCTAGATCATAATGTAACGGTGGGTTGTCTACGAATCCATAAATAGTGTTGTACCCTGCATAATAACCTGCGTTCCACAGAGAATAATTCTTTGCAACTTCTGTCCAGTCATATCTATGAACAACACTATTGGACATATAGATCACAGGTTTCACACCGGTCATATTATACACAGCGTCTAGCCAGTCTTTCGCCCATCCGACACCCTGATCGACTGCGGATGACTCATAGTCCAACACTAACACAGACTGCCCGATATAGCCGGAAATGTGGTCTACGAAATATTTCGCCTGCGCGATTGCATCACCTTGTCTTGCAAAGTGATATACACCTGTCTTTTTTCCGCTCGCTCTTGCATCACGATATACTCTATCGCAATCCGGGTTAACGTAAGTTGTACCCTCTGTCGCTTTTGCGATTACAAACTCAACGTCCTGCATCTGTGACACGTTAATTCCATGTTGCCAGTTAGATACATCAATTCCATTCATATTTGCGCTCGCTGTGACAGGAATTGAAACAAGCATAACAGACAGGACTAGAGTAACCAGTTTCTTACTTTTTTTCATCTACGTCCACCTCACTGTCTAACCTGTCGCACAACTTCTGTAAAACAATGGTGTTGTTGTTGAGCGCGTCTGCCATTGTCTTGATCTCTTCCGCGTGCGATTCTGACAACTGTTTTAACTGTTCGGAGTCCTTGTCACGTGTGTATTTCTGATAATACATCAGCGCACCACAGCATACAATAGGAAATCCGACCGTCGCAACAGCATTAATCGCTGCGTTAATAGTGTCCATACTTCCACTCCTTTCCCTGTTATGTTTCACGTGAAACATGAATCAAAATGTTTCACGTGAAACATGAATCAAAATGAATGATTAAACGAGTAAGTAATCACTTAATCGTTAAATGTATTATAACATAAATAAAATAGCGGTGTCAACAGTGAAAATTGTTGAAACCGCTATTTTTTTTTTTTTTATGTCCGTAACCTCTAAGATAAGATAAACCAAAGGGTGCGTTACTCCACCCACCCCGGTTGGCTACTTGCCCCTTAACGCGTCCGGGCGTGGTCAGTGATCCTACTCAAAGAGGGGAACAATGTTATAATATCATAAATTATTGTCTATGTCAACCTATAAAAAAGATAACATATCTAGCATCATATTTTTACAAGCAAGGTTTTGAAACCGCATTAAACCGCGATGAAAATAATTTCGTAACGCTATGATGATATAGTTGCTACTGTTCACCATCACTGCGCGATCGTCTACCACATCTGTATAGTTGAAACAGACGCGACGCGGATATGTTTCGTCCGCACCCTCTGAGACATAGATGCAACTGTTATATTTTCGTACATTGTACCACATTTCATTATAGCGTATCGAAAGCATATACTCAGATGTACCACTAGGTCTGGCAATTAAAGCGTCATTGTCATTCAAGTACACGTTCTGTGACGCGTGTGAGAAATAGTTTGACCCGGAAAATGCGCGGTTAAAAGCTGAACCCTCAAAAGCCTTACTTGCATTTTCGTTGTATGTACGTTCATACACCCAACCATCACCACGCAGTATTTTTGTGTCACGTTTTAGCATTTTATTGATTCCCAACGCCTGATAATACGGGTTAAGAATTGATACAGTGTTACTAGCCATGTATAATGGAACCCGCCGACTCTGTTTCCCGTCACCACGTGCAATAGAAGTGTGTATTGACATCAACTTATCTATTTCGTTTGGGAGATAGTTGTTGGATTCATCTTGATATTCGTCAAAAAATCCATGAGCCACTTGCACGAATATTGAAGACATACGTTTAATTTTTCCTGATAATGATAACGGCAAGCACCATCCACACGGCTTATCATCTAA